AATCACGCTGTCGGTAGCCCGTTTGAAAATGACCGGGATTTCGTTGGAGGTACATATGATCGGAACAACTCGTTTTGGATCCCTGATCCATTCCAGAACCTTCCTCTGTGCATGTGGGTCGCTCCCGTCAATTTCGTCTAGGATCACACACGTCTTGCGTGGTTTATCGCCATACTTGACGAAGGAGGTAAACGATACTGGAGCCATACACGAATCACGGAGGTTCGTGACATCGTCGTGGGATCGCAGGGATCGGGAAGCATTGATTTCCAGGGGTTCATGTTCCATTGTCCGAGCCGCTGTCAACGCCAGTGTCGTTTTTCCAATTCCGGGGGTTCCGCAGATGAGAACGCATTTGCCTGGAGTATTTGCACGGAGATAGGTGGATAGAACCTGCTTGGCTTCCGTATGTCCTATGATATCACCAAATGTTTCGGGTCGGAACGTTTCCGACAACATTACCCTATTATACGTCTACTTACAAAGTCCTTTCCATCCCGTTCCGCATGACTTGGCGATTTCACACTCGTGTCCTTTATAATTCTTGGGATTGAACGGATTGCATTGGGTCTCGTAGGAAGGATTACAGTTTTCTCCGTCAAAAACCCACAAATCTGGACAGGGGTTCAGTTTCGTGAGTCGCTTGACGTATATGATGGGCTGTAACTCGACGAGATAGATATAGGCAAACAGCGAAAAGACGCCCAGTGTGATTCCAATGACGAACAGATCTTTGAATAATCCGTTGAGAAATCGGAACGTATCCGAACACCCGGTGGGTGCGAACTGAGGGCTGAGCCAGTTCGTGAACGGACCGGTGAATACTTGCTTGAAATACGATGCGTAGCATGAGAGCGTAGACATTCTCTTCTATTTATTAACAAGAGTATAATGAGTGTAGAAGCTGGCCGCCACGTGTGTAATACATACTATACAACCACACTGAACCCAATCGTTCAGCACCACATTGATTCTTACAATGATTTCGTGGAACGGCGTATCCCTCTGTTCTTGAAAGCATCCAACCCTATCCGACTTGTTCTCGGTGACGCCCGGGAGATCCGAGTATTCATTGGGGGCAAGACTGGCGAGAATATGGGATACCGTCCGCCACTTGATGAATTGGACTATGCGATTATGCCCAATACGTGCCGCACCGAGAACAAGACGTATTCTCTAGATTGTGTGGCGGATATTGATGTAGAATACCAGATCGGAGCAGATGTAGAGACGACCAAGTTCGAGAAAGTGACTGTCGCCCGCATCCCACTCATGATCCGATCCAAGTTCTGCCACCTGTCTGCCCTGACGCCCGAGGAATCGTATGCCCAAGGCGAAGATTACCACGAGACGGGAGGATACTTTGTTGTTGGCGGGAGTGAACGGGTTCTCCTGTCACAGGAACGGCTGGGGAACAATATCTTTTACGCTGGAAAAAGGGCGATTGTTTCAGTGGTAGAAGAAGAGCAGAAAGGAGGAAAGACAGAGGAAAAAGGGGAGGACAAGGAATATTATGCGGGATTCCGTGCGATTTCAGACGACGGCGCACGTGGACCGTGGTCACATTACCTTGTGATCCCTCCCGCCCGTCGGGAAGTCTCTATGGCAGAAATAGCCGCAAGGGCTGGAACCAAGAACGAGATCAAAGATTACGGGTCTACCCGTATTCGTGGCATGCCTGTCGTAACCCTTCCAGGATTCAAGATCCCTGTCCCCATCCTGAGCGTGTTCCATCTACTGGGTCTGACATCGGACAAGGAGATTTATGACACTATGCTTGTCGGTATCCCTGAATCCGACCGCACGGTCTATGACGATATTTTCATGCAGATTATTCTCAGCCACGACGTTGAGTCGGATATGGATACTCTACGCATTGCCACCAAGACCCGCACTCAGGAAGAAGTATTTTACAATCTCCAAGCCATGCTGTTCTGCAACATCGAAGAGGATGATGTGGGTGCACTGTATCGTCGTAAGGCCTATGCCCTGGGACACCTCCTGCGTCTTGCGGTAGAAAATGCCATCGGTATTCGTGAACCGTCGGATCGGGATCATTTCCGGTTCAAGCGCTTCGATGTTTCCGGAGATCTGTGTTTCCAGGAGTTCCGGCGGATCTACAAGGAGGTTTCAAAGGCTATGACACTTGCGATGGATACCCGTGTCCATTTCGAGGAGCGAACGTATGCGGGCAAGAACCTTGCGACTCTGCTCCAGCGTGAAAATATCGGATACTACTGGAAGATGAACACGTTCCTCAACGAATTGTCCAAATCGTTCAAGGGCAAGTGGGGAGGTGCCGACGGTGTCTCACAGATCTTGAGCCGCTTTTCCAGGTTGGGAACGGTCTCCATGCTTCGTCGTTCAATTCTTCAGATGGATCCGTCCGTGAAGGCTCTGGGTGCTCGTCGGCTTCACGGAAGTTCGTTCGGGTTCACGTGCCCTTCCGATGTCCCCGACGGCCGCAACGTCGGTATGACGAAACATCTCGCCCTTCTTGCGTTTGTGTCCACCCAGGGGAACACGGGGGAACTCAAAGCAAAGTTGACTGGTCACACGAATTTCCATCGTATATCCACGATCCATCCCGCCCGGTGGAATACTTCATGGACAAAGGTGTTTGTGAATGGGGATATGTATGGAGCTATCACGGAAAAGACACAGGCAGTATACGACGACCTCATAGGATACCGCCACCAGAACCCTGGAATCTCAGTCGCATGGAATCGCACCGACAACGAATTGATGCTGTATTCGGATGCTGGTCGTCCGTGCCGTCCAATTTATCGTCCAGGCGTGACATCCGATATGGTGCTAGCCAAGAAGACCTGGAAAGAACTCGCAGATGTATTTGAGTTCGTGGATGCCGACGAATCTGACACCATCAAGATTTCTATGGCTCCGTTCTCCAAGAGCGAACCGTCCGAGATCCATGGCATCTTCATGCTTTCGCCCCTCTCGTCGGTCATACCATTTGCTGATCATAACCCGGGAACTCGTGTTGCTTTTTCGTGCGCCCAGAGCCGTCAGGGTGCGTCATGGTACCACTCAAATTTCAATAAACGGTTTGATACGATTACCCTGATCCTGAACTCTCCTCAGCGGCCGATCTGTGAGACGTGGATGTATCCTCATATTCTCGGACGGGGAGGATGCTTGCCTTACGGATTCAACGCCATTGTCGCAATCTCCATGTATGGCGGATACAACCAGGAAGATTCCGTGATCTTGAACGAATCCGCTATGAAACGTGGCCTGTTTGGAACCACATATTTCCATTCGTATAACGTGGTAGAAGAAATGACGAATGAAATGGAGGGACTGCACACGAATTTCGGCAATCCGGCAAAGAAGGGACTGAAATTGAAGGCCGATAAGGATTATTCGAAACTGGACGATAATGGAATCATTCGGTTAGGGTCGGAAGTGGATGAGGATACTATCCTCGTCGGCGTCATTTCGGGAGAGACGGATAAGTCGGAAGTGGCGAAGCGGGGACAGCGTGGACGGGTGGACGGAATCCAGATGTTCACGGTCTCGCACGGCAGTGGGAAGAACAAGATCTCATTGAACGGTGTAAAGATCCGTGTCGCCGAATCCCGCACTCCAATTCTGGGGGACAAGTTCAGTTCACGTGCTGGACAGAAGGGAACGGTTGGAATGATTATGAAGGAGTGTGATATGCCGTTTACTGCTCGGGGATTGCGGCCAGATCTTATCTTGAACCCCCACGCCATGCCATCTCGCATGACGACCGGCCAGTTACTGGAATCTGCTGCATCACGGATCGGCACTGCCCTTGGAACGCTGGTAGATGCCACACCCTTCTGTGCACGTGACCAGGGAGTCGAATACCGTGAACTCCTGCGCAAGATCGGATTGGAATCTGGGGGGTCAGAGATCATGTACAACGGTCAGACTGGAGAAATGATGGAGATGGAAATTTTTATGGGAGCCACTTACTATATCCGCTCGAAGTTGATGGTGGAGGACAAGATCAATTACCGTGACACGGGTGCCAAGACTCTTCTCACCCACCAGCCGCTGGAAGGACGGTCGGCCGGAGGTGGACTGCGTATCGGAGAAATGGAGCGGGATGCCCTTATTGCCCACGGAGTTTCAGGGTTCATTGAAGAATCGTTCATGAAGCGGTCCGACGAGCATGAAGTCATATTCCAGAAGGAGACAGGGCTACTTGATAGCACTGGAGAGGGCGAAGTTGGAATTTTACGAATGCCGTATGCCATGTCCCTCTATGTCAAGGAGCTCGAGTCAATGCATATTCGCACAAATATTGTAGGCGTTTAAGAGTATGACGGGTCTTACAGGTAAGAAGATGTACGTCGTAAAACGTGACGGACGGAAGGAAGAGGTCTCATTTGATAAGGTCCTCCATCGTATTCAGAAGTTGGCTGGTGGGCTCGAGCATGTGAACCCTGTTTTGGTCGCACAGAAGGTATGTTCTCAGATCCACGACGGGATTCAGACGGCGGATCTCGATGAGTTTGCGGCGGAGACGGCTGCGATGATGGTGGGTCGTGCACACCCGAATTACGGTAAGCTTGCTGCGTGTATTGCGATTGATAACCATCACAAGAATACTCCCTCAACATTTCAGCAGTGTGCGGAGCTTCTGTGTTCAAAGGGGATTGTATCGCAGAAGGTCTGCGAGGTTTCCCGCATGCAGGGAATCCAGGAGATGATTCATTACGAGCGTGATTTTGAGCTGTTTGATTATTTTGGATTCAAGACGCTGGAGAAGAGTTATCTTCAGAAAGTTGATGGAAAGGTGGTGGAGCGCCCGCAGCATATGTGGATGCGGGTAGCTATTGAAATTCACACGGATGAATACACGGTTGAACATTACGGCATTGTGCAGTATGTTCCTAACATGCGCCGGATCGCAGAGACGTATGATGCTCTGTCCAAGGGTTACTTTATTCATGCGACTCCTACCCTGTTCAATGCGGGTACGAACCACACGCAACTCTCTTCGTGCTTTCTCCTGGATATCAAAGATGATTCCATCAAGGGAATTTATGAGACGCTGGGCGATTGTGCCCAGATTTCCAAGTGGGCTGGCGGTGTAGGTCTGGCGATCCACAAGATCCGTGCTAAGAATTCCCGGATCCAGGGAACCAACGGTGCGTCTACGGGTATTGTTCCCATGCTCAAGGTCTTCAACGATACAGCCCGCTACGTCAATCAGGGTGGGAAGCGTAACGGTTCGTTTGCCGTCTACCTCGAGCCGTGGCACGCCGATATTGAGGATTTCCTACGTCTCAAGCTGAATACAGGTGCGGAGGAGGACCGGGCTCGTGATCTCTTTTACGGTCTCTGGATTTCTGATGAGTTCATGCGCCGTGTCAAGGAGGACAAGGACTGGACCCTCATGTGCCCGAACGAATGTCCGGGTCTGGCGGATGTGCACAGTGAGGAGTTTACTGCTCTCTATCGCAAGTATGAGGCGGAGGGCAAGGGTCGGAAGACTGTCCCCGCCCAAAAGCTGTGGCAAATGATTCTGGACGCCCAGATCCAGACGGGAACTCCTTACTTGTGCTACAAGGATGCGGCGAATGACAAGTCGAACCAGAAGAATCTGGGAACGATCAAGTCCAGTAATCTATGCTCGGAAATCATGGAGTATACGGATGCAGGGGAGACAGCGGTGTGCAACCTAGGCAGCATTTCTCTGACCAAGTTCGTGGAGGCAGATGGGAGTTACGATTATGATGGACTGGGGCATTACACTGCGATCTTGGCTCGTAATCTGGACATTGTGATTGACAGGAATTACTACCCCACCCCCGAATGCCGAGAATCCAATCTCCGCCACCGTCCCATCGGAATCGGCGTCCAGGGTCTCGCTGATGTGTTTGCAAAGATGCGGCTCGCATGGAGTTCCCCCGAAGCCTCAATCGTCAATCGCCGGATCTTTGAGACCATTTACTATTCAGCGATTCACACGTCCTACAATCTCGCCGTGGATAAGGGATCGTATCCGTCGTTTGAGGGTTCGCCAGCATCCCAAGGTATTCTCCAGTGCGATCTGTGGCGTGTGAATCCCCTTTCTACCGATCTTGATTGGCAGGGTCTGCGCCAGAAGGTCCAGAAGGGTCTGCGCAACTCCCTCTCCATCGCCCTGATGCCCACAGCATCCACGTCCCAGATTCTCGGGAACAACGAGTGCTTTGAGCCGTTCACCTCCAACTTGTATGTCCGCCACGTCCTGGCCGGAGATTTCATCGTGATTAACAAGTATCTAATTTCTGAACTAGTAGATCTAGGGATCTGGAACCCCGAGCTGCGAACGGCAATTATTGCGAACAATGGAAGCGTTCTCGGCGTAAAGGGTGTGCCCTCCGATATTCAGGAACGGTATCGCACGGCGTGGGAGATTCCGATGAAGACGCTCATTAATATGTCCGCCGATCGTGCCCCGTTTGTATGCCAGTCTCAGTCGCTGAACCTGTTTGTTGCCGATCCGTCATATTCTCGTCTCTCCAGCATGCACCTGTATGCGTGGGAAAAGGGACTCAAGACTGGATGTTATTACCTGCGAACCAAGGCAGTCGCCTCGGCTCAAAAGTTCACTGTGGAACCGGAGGCTCGTCCTCAGCCTGACTGCCTCACCTGCTCTGCGTAAAATCTTTCTCCAATGAAGTATAAACAAATGCCTGGCTCTCTGTCCCCCGCTGATTTTGCGTCTGGTGCCCCTGCCGCCGGTGGCCGCCGCCGCCGCCACTCCCGCCGTGGAGGTGAGGAGCTCGTTGCTGGACGTCGCCGCCGCCACTCCCGCCGTGGAGGTGAGGAGATGGTCGCTGGCCGCCGCCGCCGTGGCGGTGAGGTTGCCCCTCCCCCGGCCTCGATCACGCAGGCCGCCGGTGAGCTTGTCACTGCGGGTGCCCCCGCCACGCTCGAGGGTGGCCGCAAGCGCGCCACCAAGGCGAAGCGCGTCGCCAAGGCCCTGCTGAAGCTGTCGAAGAAGCTGGGAGGCCGCCGCCGCCGCCACTGAACGATACCTAGTTAACATTCTTTAGGTAGAGCAGCTGCTTTACCGCTAAAAATGTAGGTTAGTTAGGTTGGAACGTTCTGCTTAAGAAACTCACCAAGCGTCGAAAGCATCGTAAATAGATCTTCCGTGAATCCGTAGTGGCATCCGTTGGGTTCCATCCCTGCCGGGATACGACGGCTGGATGTTGTTCGGGGGTGCACGAGACTCACAATGATTTCCTGTGGGGACAGTTCAATACACTTTGATTCCCGTCCCTGGATGAATAGATGCCCTTCGGCAATCCGAGTCTCGTCTGGAAACCCCTTCTCTTCCCAGAAGGTCTTGGTATAACACATCGTGGCTTCAGACACCCGCATACTCTGCGGCAGACGCATGGGCGGAACGTTCACGAACGACGTGTAATTGGCAATATCGTACGAAGGCAGAGTGGTGCAGAACGCACATTCTTTCTTAGCGCGAAGCATCATAGATACACGGAACAGAATACTGTTCGGGGGATAGATATCGTCATCGTCCATGTGAATAATAATGGGGAACTTCGCAAGCTTGGCGCCCAGATTCCGTTTCCATGCGATCGTCTTCCCAGCCATTTCTAGGATATAGCGGGCGTAGGGAAGATGCTTGACAAACTCATCGCATGTATCCTTGCCATCGTCAATCACGATCCATTCAATCTTGTCTTTCGGGTAACATTGGGAGTCGACTGCCCCTGCACAAATCTCCATGAACTTCGGACGATCACGGGTCGGTGTGACAATCGTGACCCCTGGCAGCTCATCTTCAGGAATCGCATCCTTTTCAATGGAGTATACATCGTCCGTCTTATACGCCTTCAGGAACTCCTGCATACGTGCTGTCCATGCTGTCTGGCGAGCAAGGTAAGCGTCCGCATTTTTGGCTCCCATCGTCTTGCGATCCTTGAATGTCAACTCGGCATACTCTTCCAGTGCTTCCACCACCGATTCGGGCGTTGTCTTGGAAAGATCTCCAAGACATTCCGGGTGCGGAACGACCTTCTCCGCATTCACCCATACTGCCTCATACCCAAACTCTCGGAATGGACGGATATCATTCAACAGAAGAACGGAACCCGTAGATGCTGCCTCATTCACGGCATGACCGAACCCTTCTGCCGCAGAACAACAGATCGCCAGTCCGCATTCTTGGACAAGGGCATCGTATTCCCCCTGTTTGAGGGTGGAAGGATACGTGATAACTTTCTTGGACAGAGACTCGGGGACATCGACCTTCAACCTGTTGCCGTCGTATACAATATGAAGCTCGGGGAGTTTTACATCCGCAGTAACAGCCAGAGCATACGCATCTACAATCAACTGGGGGTGACGAAAAATGTTCTTTCCGGTCACGACAAGTGCCTTGTGAAAATTCTTCTTTTCGGGAATACCCTTGGCAATCGACGTCCAGCCAATATACTTGACATTCGGATGAAGATCCTTGAATAGATCTACGGCCTCGTGCGTCTTACACCAGATTTCATCGAGCGAGGCAAGGTATGGGATCCAAGACTTGTACGTCCATTCGGGATTCGGGATCAAGATATTCTTGGCAGCGTAGGTGAACAGAGAAGGTGCCAGAACTTCTAGGAACACATTCATTTCGGCTTCCTCGCATTCTGGCTGGGCATGCAGAATGCGGCGAAACTTGACGGTCTCGTCCGAGGCATACCAGATACCTTGTAAGATATCTACATCCTGAGCAAGACCAGTTTGGTTACGGTGCGACGATACAATATTGACTCGCATTGTTCTCTTACTGTTTCCTTCGTTTAAGTGTTCCTCTTATTTGACGAGGGATACGTTTGGCAGTCTTGGCCCGCAGGTTCATGATATGGAGATACTCGGCCCGACTCGGTTTCTTCTGCGAACACGGATGAAGAACGATCTGACGATCATAGAACCATTCGGTTGGTTGCCCTGTCCACGCCCAGAACTCATCAATCGTTTCAAGGATAGGAGCAGTCTCAATCTCTGAGATAAATTTGTCTGTGAACTCTACACATTCATCTTGAACATCTCCAAACCCATAACTCGTATCAAACAGTTCAGAACACAATTGTCCATACAGTAACTGTACATCCTTGCGCACGGGGTTCCACACAATCTTGTCAACGGGGCGAAACGTATCCCACCCAGAATCCCATACGAGAAGTTTAGTCCCGTCTTTCCCATATGTGCGGTCGCCAAACCGTGCGATCATTACTAGACACTACTCTAAAAGAAGGCCTTGAATTCCGCACCCTTCGTTCCGTAAATGTGGGGATTGATGGGCCGGCTGATCTGTTCCGGGTAGTTCAGGATCTGGTTGCGGTTGTAGAGATACATGTTGATAGACCCCAGAACATCGTCCACGCAGAATTTCAGGACACGCTCGTTGAGGTCATTGAGTTCCTGGGAGACATTCGCTTCTACATTGATCTGATACTGGAGGTAGTAAGCACGCATGATCGTCTTGAGATCGTCGGGGCGCTGATTATCAATGACATACTTCTTTTCGCTCTTCTCCCAAACACGGTACCGGATCTCATCCTGGAGGTGCTGGATATTGGCCTCGGAAAAGAAGGCCTGGTTGAGGGGCGTGGCAGTGTGGACACGAATCGTTGCCTGCTGCTGGAACGTAGACCCATACGCCAGTTTCGGGTTTTCGTGGTGCGTGGAAAACAGCTTGAACGCCTGTGTGGCCTGCGTCTCGGGGTCCACAAGGTTTGGGACAAACCCAGTATGTTTCGGGGCACTGCGGATCGCCGTATCCACATAGTACTCGTTGAGTTCACCTGTTCGACGGGGGTAGATTTCGCCATTCTGAGGAGCCGACATCGTTTCTTATCCTTAGTTCGGGATGATTTTTTGTATGTTTGTCGTGTCAGGTTCCATCGTTGTCACTTCGAGAACAAATGTTGCCTGGGCGTTCAAGTTCATCAGGGGGATCACGTAGTCACCCTTCAGTGTGCGTTTATTCGCAAATGGAATAGTTTGCACGGCACTCACATACTGCTGAAGACATACCCTAGAAACCGTTGTTATCAATGAACGAATAGTCGAGAGTGCGTTCGACATACCTGCGAACCCAACGACCTTGGGAACGGCAGTGAACGATGTTCCTATGCCGAAAAGAGACGATGCGACTGGCGGAGTAAAGTCTGTTCCACAGATATCCGTGACTAGGAAGTTATTTGACATCAAACTAAAGAAGGAAGAGAGGGCTGGGCTACAGGATGGATCTGATGAAACCTGTGTGAGAGCAGGTGAGTAAAATGTAATCTCATCACCCACTCGAATATCCGATTCCAGAAACACATTAGAATCGCCAAACGACAAGTTTGTTGTTGACTGAGTGACATAGAATTTTACCTTGCCAACATTTATGGTATCAAGTGCAAAATCAACGACGCTAAGATTATCAAGATGAGAAAACACATCACCAGCCGGGTTCCATAGCTGGATATTCGCATTGGACATTTTTGACATTGGGGGATCGAATTTATACGACTCGTTCGACCACGAATAGTAATCAGAATATTGTGCGGGGTAATTGCCAGTGCCCGCATACAAATTGCGTGTGTCCTGGGTTAGGACAGTAAACGACTGCTGGGCTATCTGCGATCCTCCAAGGTATCCTCCTTTTAGGTTCTGAATCGTCATCAAAATATACGGTTGAGAATGGAACGACATTGGATAGTCGATGGGGGACGAAAAGGTGGTGGGGCGGTATGGCTGGGTTGCCCTTACTGGAAGAATCGCACGAGATAGCTTGATTTCCGATACGTTTGACAGAGCAAGTTGTGTAGAATATATATATGCGTTTGTTCCATACTGTTTTGGCTGAATATCAATTCCGATCTGTGCACCCCTGGTTTGAGCCGAATCATAGGTGGGGTAGAAGTATACTCTGGTATTTGGATCCGTGTATACAACTGGCGTGGGAGAATGAACCAGCTGCCCGTTGACTAAGACGATTTTCCAACCGTACTTTGGGTAGACGAGACCTTGGTTAAATCTATTGTAATAGGACGGAATATCTACTCCGGGAGGAAATGCCTGGGGCACATTGTTGGGAGTCAGAGTCGCTCCAGACAGTGCCCCAGATCCCACCTTGGGAGGAATTGTTGGGCTTTCCCATGCGGCTAACGGGATCGTAGGATTGTTGAAAAAGAAAGGCGTTTGCGGACCGATCGTCTGCTGCGGAGTCTGAGCGCCAAACGAAAAAATGTTCGAGTATGCGTCTGGTTGAACGCTCCAGTCTCGCCTTGCGGAATCAATAATAATATTACGAGATTTCGGGATCATAGACGGAGCAGTTTGAACTGGAAATCCGTTGTCCTGCCCCTGTTTACTGAGTTCATCAATTGTTACCTGACGATCAGTTGTTGATGTAAGCGGCTGCCGTCTCTGCCCTGCTGGAAGAACCTCCTGCTGGTTTCGGGAGGTCGCCTGGAAAGCAACTCTAGGATCAAAATTATACTCTTCACGTGCTTCTTGATCTGCTCCTGCCCGCAGTCGTTGGTAATCCATCTTCTCCTTCTTACTCTTTTAGACGATGAGATTCTCTAAGTCTTGAACCCAGAACTGTGATGGAGTCGTCCCCTCGATTTCGGCAATACGAGCACGAATCCGGTCAAGTTCTGCTTGGTGCTTCTGGACATTCTCCAGAGTCATACTGCTGAACGGCAGCTTCAGGAGATCGGGAATATCGGTGAGTTCGTGTCCCTCGAGAATCTTAACGCACTCGGCATGTGGCTTCTTGCGCAGATCAATGGCGTCATCGCACATCAACGTCAGGAACTTGACGACGCTGGAATGCCACGGCAGTTTCGCTCGGAGTTCTGCGAGCATGTTGGTCTTGCGGTCGCCATATAGAGCGAGACGGGCATGAGCGTATTCCACAAGGATCTCATTCACCGTCTTGAACTTGCGGATCTTGCAGTGGCGATCAAAGGCGTGCATATTGGTCATCTTGATACGAGAGGCCAGACCGAGCTTCTTCACCATCTCGGGAGTCATGTCCTCCTTCAAGACAATCTCAAAGTTGACATCCATATCCGTCGACGTGTCGGTGTAATCCTTGATATCCTTCTTCTCGCACAACCCATCCAGGAACGCCTTGAAATCCGACGTCCAGTATTCAATGGGCAGATCCTGGACGGAAATCGTCTTGGTCTTTGCGTTGTAGGAATACTTGCCAGTGACATCGTATCCGTCGGGACACGGCAGAATCGTGCCCCTGAATCCACGATACCACGGCGTCAACTCTGCCGTCTCCAGAATCGTATCGTCCTCGCCCTTCAGCCATCGGAGCAGAACATACTTCAGCGCCACGGGATTGTAGGAGGGAATGTAGGTGGAGTATCCAGTGCCAATACCCCGAGCACCGTTGATGAGGAGCATGGGCAGGACGGGGGCATACCACTCGGGCTCGACCGACAGTCCGTCGTCATCACGGTACTTGAGACACGGCAAGTCGTCGGCAGGAACTAGGTCCTTCATGTACGGTTGGAGGTAGGTGAAGATGTAACGGGACGCAGCCGAGTCCTTGCCGCCTTCCAGTCGGGTTCCGAACTGACCCTTGGGAACCAGCCACGGCAGATTGTTGGAGCCCACGAAGTCCTGGGCCATACCGATAATCGTTTCGTTGAGCGACATTTCGCCGTGGTGGTAGCCAGCGTGCTCCGACACGTAGCCTGCCAGCTGGGCAACCTTGACCTTGTCCGTCAACTTGCGCTTGAGGCACCCAAACAGGATCTTCCGCTGCGATGTCTTGAGACCGTCGATCGCACTGGGGATGGAGCGCTCGAGATTGTAATGTGAGAAGTGGATGAGGTCACGGTGGACAAACTCGGAATACGGCAGAGTCTTGTCGGTCTTGGGAACCACGATATTGGCGGCATCGTGGCCTTGGAGCCAGACCTTGCGATCATCGGCCCGAGACTTGTTGAATGCCAAGTCAATTGCCTCAGAGTCTCCGACGGCAGTGTAGCGGAACTGTGTGATATTCATGTTCTTGAAATACTCTTGGGCCTCCTCACGAGTCGAGGTCCCGAGACCCTTGTAATACTGGACCGCCCAGTTGCCTGCTGCCGACGTCTTCCACTGATCGTACTCAAACTGCGTGTAGAACGTCCGAGACTCCTTGCCTTTTGTGGCCTTCACGATGGGCGTGGCCATGTAGGTGAGGAACCCAGGGATCCGAAACAACTCAGACCAGAGCTCGTGGAATAGATTGATGAGGAGACCACGGATGTGGGACCCGTCGTAATCCTGATCCGTCATAATCAGGATGCGGCCGTAGCGCAGTGTGGAGAGGCTGTCATACACCTTGCCAGATTCTAGACCCACGATCTTCTTGAGCTCGGCGATCTCCTTGGCCAGCTCGACCTTGGACGACGATGAGTCTTTGACGTTCATGATTTTCCCCCGCAGTGGGAACACGCCGAAAGACTGGCGTTGATTCTTCGTAAGGCCGCTGAGAGCCATTGCCTTTGCTGAATCTCCCTCTGTAAGGATGAGGGTACACTCGGCGGAGCGGGCTGTGCCGGCGAGGGCGGCGTCGTCGAGCTTCGGGATACCATATATTTTAGAACTCTTCCGTCCATCACTCTTCTTGTTCTCCTTCTCGTCCTTTTCTTTTTGCGCCACCACCAGCTTGTCTACCAGTTCCAGCTTGGACCGCAGCTTCTTGAAGAACTCCTCGGGGAGTTTGCACGTCGACCCGAACGCCGTGCTCTTCGTGGTCAGTGCCTCCTTCGTCTGGGACGTAAACGACGGGTTCTCAATCGAAGCCGTCACCCAGATTGCGAGATTATCTTTGATGAGAGATGGCTTGACTTTGATCTTCTTCTTGGTCTCCAGGAACTCTACGAGATGATTCACTACCTGATTCACGATGTAGTCTACGTGCGTCCCGCCCTTGGATGTCCAGATACCGTTGACAAACGAGACCTGAAGGAAGGACTCGGGAGCATCAGCGACCACGACGTTCCATCGATCGCTGGAATGGGCGGCCGTGGGGGTGTCCACGAACTCGGCGGCATAGGCGGAGAGATCACGGCACTTGATCATGACCTTGTCGCCATTACCATGCTTCCAGTGGACCTTGACATCCTTGCCCACCGTCATCGCCAGATCGCTGGCCCGCCGGCGGAATACACCGAGCAGGTCGGGCGTGATCTCGGTGAGACCGAACCGAGCAAAGTCGGGGGTCCACGACACGCTGACATACGGCTTAGACTTGCAGGCCACGATCTTCGGCTTGTTCACCACCGTCATGTTGTTCTCCCACGTCTGGGTATACTTCTTGCCAGACACGGCATCCACGGTCTCCACGGTCATCTTCTTCGCAAAGATATTGGCCAGCTTCACACCGTAGCCGTTCTTACCGCCTACGAGCTTCTTCTCGTCCTTGTCGTAGTTCGTGGAAGTCAGCAGCTCGCCAAACACCAGCTGCGGAACCCAGACCTTGTATTCGGGATGCTCAGCTACGGTAATACCCTCTCCATCATTCTCCACCGTGATGGTTTGGTTGTCCTCTGAAATCTCGATGGTGATATTCTTCACAGGATTGGGGGATGCACGTTGGCGCATGCGGACCACCTGATCGTGGGCATTCACGACAATCTCGTCAAACAGCTTGTAGAATCCAGGATTGAAGGATAGGTTCTTCTGGATGAACTTTTCGTCTTCCACGACATACATGTCCTCGTGCGACGTCTCGATAGACCCGACATAGGTGTCGGGCAGTGATAGAATGTGCTCCCGGTGGGTGTGCTTCTTGTATGCCTCTGCCATTTGTGTGCTCTCCCTCTATAATAGAAAGTCCATTCCGTTTTACACACAAAAACCATATTCATGTAAATGCCGCCAGCTCGAGGAAAGAAGACAAAGAAGACAGAACCGACGGTGGAGCTTCCACCCGTCATCTTCTTCCTGCGGATCGGTAAGGATTTTGATTTCGAAGAGGAGCGGGTGGATATCCCTATGCCATCGGGAGGAGGGATTGAATACTCGGACATCCTCCTGAAGACAGAAACACAGGAGAGGCGATTTGATGAGACGGTCGTTCACGACTTGATGTCCAAGTTTTCTCTGCAAACGTCCTATCCCCCTGGTGCAGCGTGTCTGTGGTGCTGCCACTCCTTTTCTGGAGAATCGTTCGTCATTCCAACGCACTATGATGTGTATACGAGCATGTATACGGCCGAAGGGAATTACTGTAGTCCCGAGTGTGCACTGTCCTCTATTTACAAGGAATCTGGACTCACTGAATCTGACAAATGGCTTCGTCACTCACTCTTGCGCACAGTCTACCGGTCTCTCTATGTGAACCGTGATATCCAGCCGGCTCCCGATAAGCGTGTCCTCCGGATGTTTGGTGGAAATCTGGATATCCAGCAGTATCGTGAATTCATTCAGTATTGCACGAAACCTCTACAGCTGGCTATGCCACCAGTCCGTCTATACATGCCGTCCGTGAACACCCAATCATCTGTCCGTGACGTCAAGTCTTATGTATCCCTTTCCAACGAAACTGTCAACAAAGCCTCTCAGCAACTACGCCTCAAACGTTCCAAGCCTGTTCACGAGGGCATTCCAACCCTGGACAAGTGCCTCACGGCGTTTGGCTCTCCACGATGAAATATTCTAAATAATCAATGACATCTCTCGGCGAACTCCTGAAGATGTCAATGCTCTTTCAAGTCTTGACGACATCGGGAAATAGTTTCCGACCACTGCTTGCCTTTATTGGTATTTCCCTCTACGAACGTGGACTCGCACTCTACCCTTGGTTCACAAAACTCCAGACATCTTTCCAGCCTCTGGATTCCAATGAACGCAAACCGTCAGCCGTGATCGAATGTGAGCGTGGAACTCCTCCTCAGACCAAGAACGGAAGTGTTCCCCTTTTTATGACCCGCATGGATGCCATCGTGCATTATGTCGCCTCCTCCCCTGCCACGAAACGCCTTCTCTCTATTGCCAATCACGATTACCTCCCCTACGAGTTTGAGTCTGTGAAACTCGATGAGGATATCTACTTCAAACTCACGAACGTGGAAGTCGACGATGGTAACATCAAGAACATCAAGTTCCAGCTTTTTTGTTACGATCACCCCATCCAATCACTTCAGAAATTCGTGGACTCGTGCAACCAGGATTATGAGCGGCGAATGATGAACAAGCTCGGAAACGATCTCTATTTCTTCGATCAGATGGTGGATAACAAGAAACGCAAGACCAATCAGAACCCTCTGCCCAATACGTTTCTGGTGTATACCAAGCACAAGTTTTCCACGACACGCACATTCGAGAACGTGTATTTTGAGGAGCAGCCCGTAGTCAAGAACCGTGTGGCGCACTTCCTCAATAACCGATCGTGGTATGAGCGCAAGGGTATTCCGTACACTCTGGGCTTTCTGTTCCACGGTGCCCCCGGAACCGGCAAGACCTCGGAAATCAAGGCTATTGCCAATGTGGCCCGTCGGCACCCCGTGAACATCCAGTTGTCGGAAATCAAGACCAAGACCCAGCTACGCCACTTGTTTTTCAGCGATGATATTCACGTGTATAACGGCACAACTCTGGAAAAGTATACCATCCCTATTTCTGAGCGTATCTACATTATCGAGGATGCTGATGCGATGGGCGATGTGCTCCTGAAGCGGGAGTGGAAGAAGCCTGAACCGGTGCAGGCACCCAAGGATCCATTCCTGCCCGAAGACGACGACGTCATCAAGGACCCCATCGATCTTTCCTTTATTCTCAATCTACTAGACGGCACACTGGAATCCAGCGGACGTATTCTCGTATTTACCTCCAATTTCCCGGAGCGGTTCGATAAGGCCCTGATTCGCCCAGGACGTATTGATCTCATCATTCATTTCAAGAAGTGTTCCCGTGGGATCCTGAAAGAAATGGTGGAGGGGTTTTACGATATTACAGTGGGCGACCACCCCCTCTTTGCGGATCCCAGAATGGACGGGAAGTGGAGCCCCGCCGAAGTCAATCAGATCCTCTTCCGCAACTTCGAGAATTCTGGGCAGGCCATGGATGAACTTCATACATTGGAGGCGTCTACGCCGTTGCTGCAGGAGCGGGAGGAGACCCAGATTTAAACAGGTTCATAGCAATTTGAATTGCGGCGGGTGGGAGATCAAAGATCATGATGTAGATCAGAGCAGCGATCATGACAGACGAAGCAATACCAACTACGCTCAGGGTCCACGCAGTCAGACCTCCTGCGGATGGGTTCACGACCGAAGCAAACATGCCTGCTAGAGGAATCAGGAATGGGATCATAATAAAGCTGGAATATGCCCCGATCGCCGGATACTTTTCAAATAATAAGGATTCAAGAGCATACCATGCCGCACGGTAGTATATGAGAAGTAGGACATTGGTGAATATGAAGAGTAGAAGACCGTTTGCTGAAGAGACAACTGGTCCAGATGCTTCGGTGGCTACTTGCTCCGGAGGAACATCGGCAACGGGGTCGTCGGTATTGTCAGCCATCCGAATCTATTATGTATTGAACACAAGATTTGCTTGTCCGTTTGTAACCTTGAGGAAGTTGTACGATTCAACATAGATTATGGATGCGTATCCATTATATTGAATTTGTAGATTGGTGGGAGACGGGTAGACCGTCAACGTTTGGCCAGCCTGGATGAGCGGAGGAATTCCAGGGGCAGGTGAGATTGTAGCACCGTCGGGGACGGGAGTAGGATTAGTGCTGAGTGCAGTATCCCTGACAACACACAGAGGAATCTGCGATACCGCTCCAGTCTGAACGATGGGCGGAACTAGCAGCGTATGTTTGAACGTCGTTTTGTTGAACATGGATCCGTTCGCACTCCCAGACGGCTGAGAGATTGTATTGGGGTCGAGAGCAAAGGAGTAGAGGTTAATCCCCGGAAGCGACGACGTATCTCCCTCTGAGAACCGGTAGTTCTGAATATTCCGGAAGAAGTTGATGTTTTTGGTGACGAATCGGTCAGTTCCGTCAAACACCAGGTTTCCTTCCTGTAGAATATCCTGATTGTTCATAGAATTTAATAACTGGATTCCGGTAGAATACCATTGATCGGGGGTAGCAGGTGCGGTCAGTGTCGGTAGAACACTGGGGTATGTCTGCACTGGCGGATAAAAGATCGAATCCCAGTTCGTGTAATTGTCCCAGTCGTTCACCAGTGCCCGATCTTCCCGTTGGAATAGGAAGACGACACGAGTGCACAGATTGTACATGGGGATAAGGACATCGTTGTATCCATACTGATTATGGTTTATGACGGACCGAACCTGTGTCACCAAGAACGAGCGTTCATTACAGGCAATATGGGCACGCTCTGTGTCCGTCATAAAAACGTAGTTGGCTTCAACATACGGATCAAGATTCCAGCTGACCAGTGAAGGGTTCGTAGGGTTTCCCTGGGTATCAGGGTAGGACAGGTAATTCTGGATTCCAAGGAACGAATCTCCGGGGTTTCCTGCGATACGAGTCTGGAATGTAGCATTGGTAGAAGCCTTTCCACGAGTATCAAGGATCGTGAACATCTGGTAGATATTACGGAAGGTCACCTGAATCACGACTTCGGTCTGGGGAAGACTGACAAGCGGGAGGGATTGACCGATCTCTTCGCAGAACCAGAAGGAGAGCGGGATTGTTAACTGACGACCACGAATAGAAGGGGCGGGGGGTGCAGTATTTGTGGCGGAGACGTTGATGGCGTTAGGATACTGGTTCAGGCGTCCACGGGCATTGGCGGGATCATACATGTCTGGCGTATTTCCAACCATGGTATCTAGCTTGTCACGCTGGGTCTTGTTACTCTTCAGATAACTCTTGACTTTCATCCATTCGCCCGTAACCGTACATATAACATTACCGTTGAAGAGAACCGACGCACTTTCAATCATATTGAACCCGAGATTGCGGGACCACTGGAAGGCGGTTTCGTATGCCTCGGATGTGTTCTGATCATATCCAGAGAGTGGAGACCAGATGTCGGGGATCTGGACACACACGTAGCAGTCGTGTAGAAGATCGGCATAGCGAGGAACGGGGAAGTTAAACGTTTTCTTTCCGGCACCTGGTAGTGTCGTATCCGTAATATTGGCAACACTCAGCCGAAAATGCTCCATCGCAAAGTTGGTGCTGCGTTTATACATCTTGATGAAGTAGGTCATGGAAGGGTTTCCATTGACAAAAACGTTTTGGGCACCAAAGCCAGTGAGTTGAATGAGGCCGCCCGGCATACTATATTATCTTATACGATATGATTAATGTATCGGAACTTGCCGTATATCATTATTGGCGGGCTTGTCATCCTTGTCTTGATTCACTCGTACATGAGCGTTCGCTACGGATACGACTGGATTGGGACACAGACACGCAGGGTGATTCAGAAGGCATACACGGGCAACTCGGTTCATCAATTGTATCCGATTCCTCCGATTCCGTTCATGGACAGGTTTTCGGAGTTCACCAAGATTCCCAAAATGAAGGAGAATGGGGTTGCTCCGGGGTTAGCCTACTACTGAGGATTGTTGATATAAGCCCTTGAAGAGACATACATGTTCGGAGTCGCCTTCTCTCCCGTAGGAACGACTGTCTTGTTACTGGAGAGTACAAACCCCCGGCTGTTTGTCGTGCATGTCGGGATCAAGGAGACTAGAGATTCTCCAATATCATTGGCCACCGCTCCACCCTGAAATGTTGTATACGTGCTCGCATATGCACGCTTCTGATCCTGAGGGTAGTTTCCATAGTAGTTGTTCACAACTGTGCGCTTAAGCATCGTCGTCACTTCAGACGCACTCGTAAAGCGTGTTTGCTGGCTTGGACGGATAGGAGTTGTCATTGTATTTACAGATAGAAATTGTTAATCATAAAATGGCTCCCGTTCGCTTCCTTCTTGTTTCGACGCATACCGAGCAGGTGACGGGTTATTCCAAGGTATCCTACAACCTCCTCAAGCAGCTCGGGACCTTGGCTCCACTGGTCAAGATCTTTCATTTCGGGTTTCAGCGCACCCCCGCCCGTCTCCCCCAGCCCGCTCGTCCGATCAAGGGCGTGATCCAGTATGATGCTGCCGCCAACGAGGACCCTAAGGAGCAGGGGTTCGGCTTCAACAAGTTCCGTGAGTATGTCGAGACGGTCAATCCCGATATCATCATGATCTACAACGACCCCATCATCATCAACCAGTTTATTCAGCAGACAAAGGAGGTCACCAAGTCGTGGAAGCTCTGGGTCTACCTGGACCAGGTCTACAAGGGCGCCGACATGGGTCTGCTCCGCAACATTGAGAACGCCGCCGACCGTATTATCTGCTTCACGGAGACGTGGAAGCAGCACCTCATGACCCGCCTCACCACGCCCAACATCAAGATCGATGTGATGGAGCACGGTGTGGATGCCCTGGTCTTCAAGCCCATGTCGGATTCGGAGCGTTCGGGTATTCGCAAGAACCTGAACATTCCCCCGAATGCCCGAGTGTTCCTGAACATGAACCGCAATTCTCAGCGCAAGCGTCTGGATCTCACGATTATGGGCTTTGCCCGGCTACTCAAGAAGTTCCCCGATGCTCCCTACCATCTCCTGATGGTCACGGGTGTCAAGCCCGAGGGCGGTGCATTCTACCAGCCTCTCCAGATCTACCTCAACGAGCTGGAACTGCTGGGCCTGGACAATCTGAAGTATGGCACCCGTGTCTCTATCGTAGACACGACTCCTCCGACCGCCTACTTCAATGACGATGCGATCAATCAGCTCTACAATATCGCCGATGTCGGTGTGAACACGTCGAACGGCGAGGGCTTTGGTCTGTGCCAGCTGGAGCACATGGCGACGGGTGCCCCGCAGGTCGTTCTAGACCTGGATTGCTACAAGGCCTTCATGACGGACGAGACGAGCGTGCGCCTGCCGCTCACGTCGTATTCGTATCTCCAGATGACGGCAGGTGTGGGTCTTACGGAGTATACTGCGACGGCTGAGAGTGTTGCCGAGGGTCTAGAGAAGGCCGTGGGAATGCTGGGTCGTGAGACGTCGGAGAAGTGCGTGGCCCTTGCTCGCAGCCGCCCGTGGTCCAAGATCTGCGACGAGTTCCTCGAGAGCATCCTAGAGAAGAAGGCGTAATCGAATCTAATCATACGTGAAAAACTGAATCCGATCTTCCTTGAGTGTCCCTAATTTGAGTAGTCGTTGTTTATCCCCAAACGCCGACTCGTCAAACACTTCCTTGGTATCCGGATCCACCAAGAATATGAAATCCTTGATCTTAACTTTCTGGATCCGACGAGACCGCTTCATCATGTTTTTGAGATACGAGGCATCCCGCTCATCGTCCTTGATGTTGGGATTGAATGCTAGATCCTCGCCTTTGGCCGTGCTGTCGAACCGCATACACTGGAGGACAGGCTTCTCACGAGAATGGAGTTTGCGGTGGACCTCACAGTCTACTGCTGCCTGTTTAATGAGGCGAGTAATCCCTGCTGTAATCCGTTCCTTTTCATACGAGACTTCGTAGAGGAACTCGTCACTAGACATGAACGCTTCAGGTGCCCGTGCTCCTTCGGGTGCATCATACTTCTTAGATCCTGTATCCGCCCGCCGAATTGGGACAATATTGTAAGCAGTATTGGATGCTGCCTGGGCTGCCGAGAAGACAGACACGTAGAACGAGATGCGGATTGTCCGGTCTTCCAGAGGCACAGTGTCTACAGTGATAGAATCAGCAGTCAAGACTTGACGGGTGGCGTGGGAACACAGGCGAATACCACGTCCAATCACCTGGTCGTGTCGGGCAGGGTTCCAGTGAGGTTCCATCACGTGGAGATGGCGGACGTTCTTCAGGTTAATACCTTCAGCACCGCTGGATGTAGCCATGAGGATACACAGAAGTTTCTTGCCTCCCCGTTTCAGAATACTATCTTTCATACTCTGGGCATGTTCAGGGTAGACAGACTGGAGTCCCTTGTAATCTTCATTGAACATCGCAAGCGTAATTCCCAACTCGGCTTTATCGATTCCGCCAGTATAGAACGAGTATGCGGGCTTGGCAGGGTCCATATCGGGAGCTTCCCGGTACTTGCCTCCCTCTTTCACGAGACGGTAACGCTGGTATCCGTTGGCATCCAGAATGGCCGCAAGGATCCCGAGTCCTTCCAACTTGAGATACTGGGAGTAAATGAACTGATTCTTGAAATTCTCTGTTCCAGTTGTCGCACGGACATTGGCGAGGACCTTACGCATCTTCGGTGAATACGTGGCAAGTCCTTCGTCACGGAGATACTTGTCGGGGTTCTCGCGCAACTTGGCGAGAATCAGGGCCTTCTTTTCGTCTTCGTCGTCTTCCACGGCTTGTTCTCCAGCGAGCTGGCGGAAATCGGGAGGCACGGCATAATTACATGCTAGGCGGGACATGACACGATAGGTCTTCATATCTTCATTGAGGGCAGATGCCCCCGTGCGTTTCTTAGAATCCTGCTGGATCTCTTTCCACCTGACTTCGAGGTAGCGATTGAACTGTTCATCGGACATCTCAATTTTTTCCAACGTCTTGTCGTCATCCACCCGCTTGGGCAGCATACGTTCATCTGATCCCTTGTAGTAGGACACAAGACCCTGTACACGTTTCTGGAATAGGATGGCGTTCTTGACGTCCAGGCCCTCAACAAAGGTATTCATGAACTCTGCAAATTCGGTAGGCAGGCATTCAAGAGCTTCACGCTTAATGTTTTCACGAGCCGCAAGAACTCCGCCGGGGAAGGTGGCCGCAAACGATTCACGGATCGTATCCACCCAATCGCCTGGGGTCTTGTAGGTGACTGCCTCATCATATTGAACAGCAATACGGTCACCCTCCTTGTTGTAGACCGACTTGAAATGACCAGGGTTACGAGTGATCTGGATAGACCGTTTCACGCTGTTGAATTCTACGGTATCCACTTCCGGCAACTTACGGAAATACTTCTTCATTCCCGACTCGTCCCATGTCGGCAGTTCCTTTACGGGGATCACGATACGTTCAATAGGGCCACGAAGGAGGTTGAGGAGGTAAGCGATTTCGTTGGGGCGGTTAATCAGCGGAGTTCCAGAGAGGGCGACAACCTTGCAGTCTTTGGCGTAGTAGATGGAGTCGTAGAGCCGTTTTCCGATCTCGGAATTATTGATGGTTCGTGAAATCAAGTTGTGGGCCTCGTCGATGATGACAACCGAGTTGTCGAAAGGGTTAGATTTCAGGGGGTCGTCGTCGGTGACAATACGCCGGACACTCTCGCCTGTAAGACCGTTATAATTGATAAAGGTATACCTGGTTTTAATGAGATCGTCAATTTGGGCATCAATCCCCTGCTGGGCATCACGTGGCAGGGTTGAATAATTAGACTCCTTGCCAGGAACCGTCACGAAATACCGCCCCTTGCTCAAAAACTCAAGGGACATACCAAGAGCGAGTGCTGGGGTCTTGTCGGCCTCCGTGCGAATGATACGTACTTCCCAGAAATTGTTCTGGACGTAGATGGCATCACCGCATTTCCTGATCTCCTGCTTGAAATTGTCCTGGAGAGAGGCGGGGAGCATGACCCAAACCTTCTTGTTGGACAAGAGGGATTCGGCGACCCCGACCGCCGAGCATGTCTTTCCCGACCCAAGACCGTGGTAGACTAGGAGACCACGATACGGAGTTTCAATGGAGAGGTAGTCTCGCACAAGTTTCTGGTAGGGCAGGAGTTCCCGAGTCGTCTTTCCAGTTTGTTGGAGACACAGGTCAACGCCCTCATCGTCAGGGGCAGGGTCTTTCCTGTATTTTAGGTAGATTCGGGCAATGTAATCAGCAAAGGCTTTACGGTTCGGCAATACGAATGCCGAGGTCATATTGTATCAACAACGTAAATAAAATACGTTCATGATACAATGAATTTGGACGGAGACCCCCGTGTATGGATGGTCACTATCTACCTCTTTCTAGTGTCTGCCCTCCTGTATTTCCGCCCGGCACTTGTGTTTGATGGCGGAAGGGTCAGGGAGTTTGGTGCGGGGCGCAAGGATTCCACGGTCTTCCCCCTCTGGTGGTGGATCATTATGCTGGCTATTGCTTCTTACCTACTGGTGCATTATCTTCTACCGGTTTGACGGCTGGTGTTGATTCTTGGGCGGCCTTGATGGCTGCATCCTTTTTGGCTTTCTGCTCCAGCATGTTCTGCTTGAACTGTGTCGCTTCATCCACGCTGGGAATACATACATCGGTAATAGAGTCACCAACAAGACCATACATTCCCACGACACATGCGAGCGTAAGGAAGTATCCAATAGATATCCATCCCGCCCGCTCCATCCCTTCCGCCGTAGAATCAAAACTGCGATAGAACCGGTCGAACTGGACACGGAGAATCTCAAAGGTTCGGATAATGAACCATGCTATACCGGGGTAAGCACCCCAGATGGCTCCATGCTTGGCATTCTTTGCGGCGTCGACTTTCTCACAGCTCTGAAAGGTAGCCGCTGCCGAAAACCCGAATCCTAGAAGGAAAAAGAATGCGTAGAGGCCTAGTCCAACGCCGATCATAATTCCCCATTCACGTCCTGTTGTCAAAGCAAATATTGCCATCTCTTATTATTCCTTCGGGAGACGAACTTCAAGGGTTTCAGCGAGTTGTGAGAGGGTTTGGAGCATGGCATGCCGCTGGGTATATTGTGGCCGAGTAAGATTCATACAATCCGCCATGGTCTTCCATCCAATCGCTGAGATTTCCCGCTTCTGCATATTGGTGAAGCGTTGATGAATATCAATGCGATCGGGGCGGGACATGACTGCCACGAAATATTTATGGCGGTACATGATTCCATTGGTTCCGGCAAACGTTTCTTCCAACTGAATCCCTGACACCATCGTATACGACGATCGTATGATATTCGTCTCTTCGAAGAATTCACGTTCGGCACATCCTTGATCGCTCTCGCATTTCAAGCGGCGGCCTTTTGGGAATCCCCATTCAGGTTCTGTATACGTCGACGTCGACGATTCAATCTCGGGGCGCACAGAGTCAAACTTCTCTTTCGCAAACTTGAGTTCATATTCGTGCCGGTCCGAATTGTTCCAGAGTCGTGACCACAGAGCTTCAAACGTTTCTGATTTAATACGAACAAGTTCTTGTTGGGTCATGTTGTCCAGGAGTGTGCGAACATACGGTTTGTCGGTGGGATCAAATTTCCCTCGGACAAAGTCGGTATAGCACATACTGTCCTTGCGTCGGACCATCAAGACTTCTACATCTTCTTGGGAGAGAGGGAGACTTGACGGGTCGCCTGGGTTCGTCAAGTTTCGTATTAGAATAATCCCGCAGGATAGGACGGGCTCGCCGCAGTCTCGGAATGTATGTCCTCGTTGTCCACAGTTATTACAGAAGATCGTTATGGTAGACATCTTCAATTTCAGTTGGTCTATCTGCCAACAAGACAATTCTGCTTCCGTTTTTACCTCTTCTATAAACAATAAGAATGAGCACCTCAGATCCGAATGCGGACGCAGTAGCGGCAGCGGCCGCACGTGACCCGAATGCCAAGCCACCGACTCAGGCACTGGGCGCAGCTACTGGTGTTTCTATGACGTTCATGGTTGGACCTGTGATCGCAACGGTTGTGTTTATAGTGGTGGAAATCGGTCTGGCATACTACTATTTTGGCCGCTCAACCGATCCGTTCCAGTCTCGTGCTATGTGGTTCACCATCTTCACAGTCCTGGCGGCTCTTGTGATCTACGGATCGTATTTCCTCTACGAGGGAACATATAAGGCCCCAAGCTGGTCGGGAACCGTGACCCCATCGGCGGGCGTGACCACCAACAAGTCCATGGTTATTCCCGGATCGTCTATCCCCGTCTCGGTCGGAACCAATGGTGGCAATTACGGCGTGCAGTGGTGGATGTTTATCCAGGATTGGAACTATAAGTTTGGGCAGGAGAAGACTGTTCTCACCCGAGGTGCATCGGGAGCACTCAACCCTTACGTGTTTCTTGGAGCCGTTGAGAACACGCTGGATGTCAAGATCAATTTGATGTCGGGTGCGGCTGGGTCTGGAGGATCAAGCACGCCTGCTCCGTTAGGATACACTGGTGGGTCCACGGATGATTCTTACACGTGTAAGGTCAAGAACGTCCCCCTCCAGTCATGGTTCTGTATCTCACTCTCGGTCAGCAACCGCAATGTGGATATCTACCTCAACGGAATGCTTGTACGCTCGTGCCTGCTCCCTGCTGTCCCCAAGGCTCCTGGCGGTGACTGTGGTGTCATGACCAACGGTGGTTTCTCTGGAAACTTGGCCGCACTCAATTTCTATGCTGGTGCCCTGAACCCCGCCATGGCTATGGCGTTCTACCAGGCTGGCCCTCCATCGGCCGCCGTTGCCCAGACCTCTTCTACGTCCACTACCCCCGCACAGCCATACATTGTGAAACTGGCCGTGGTTGACCCGGCTGGACAGGAATTAAACAAGTATACCTACTAAATAATAGGAAGGAATGGATACTCGGACCATCCTCATTTCACTGATGACGCTCATTGTTCTTGGAGTCATCATACTTCTCGCATACGAGTTTAGTTACGGGTTTTGGACTGGAACGCCGAGCGGGCTCCGACCAGTCATGACGAGTGTAACGATTGTAGGGCCGCTACAGGACGGACAGACGAGCCAGGAGTATAATTCCCTGCTGCCTCTCTCGAACAACGAGAACGAGGGTATTGAATTCTCATACGCCGCCTGGATCCAAATTAACGATTTTGATCCCCCGAACAATCCTATTTTGTTCACAAAGGGAAGCCCCGACCTTTCGATGCAGTCTCCGTCCGTCGTGATGACCAAGGGAAAGAACCAGATTACAGTCACACAGGATACGTATGATAAGTCTAACCCCGAAAAGGTCGTGATCGGAAATCTCCCAGCCGGAAAGCTCAACCATATTGCTGTATGCGTGAACCAGACGTCGCTGGATGTATACATCAACGGGCTCCTCTACCGCCATGTAACCATGAAGAGACTCCCGCTACAGAACCAGCAGCCTCTTTACGTTGCTGGCGGCGGAGGGTGGAACGGCCAGATTGGAAGTTTAGTCTACTACAATTACGCCCTGACCCCCGACGCCGTGCGCAGCCTTGCAAACACTCGGCCATCTGTCAGCGCCGATACACTGCAATACTACCCCTCGTATCTCTCCACCGACTGGTGGATCGGAGTCCATCATTGATCACATAAGCCCGTTCATGGCCGCCTTCCCTGCCTCAGCATTAATAGCATCCTGGAGTTTCTCCTGCTTCTTCTGAATAATGGAAAGACGGATATTTGGATATACAAGTTCCTTTGCAAATTCCGGATCTACATCAAACCGCTCTCGTTCTCGTTGCTGTCGTGTGATAAATATCACACCGACAATTGCGAGTATTACAAATCCTACGAGGACATAGGACTTCATTCGTTGGTTATTATTCTTAGCGGAGGGTTGAATTAATCTCGCCTTCACTCTCCGACCGTTTCTTGTCGGATTCTGCGATCTTGTATTCCATCTTGCTTAGACGCTGGTTAATGTCAGGAACACTCGTAATGCCAAACAGGTGTTCCCGCCGATTCTGAGATAGCATACAGACAACTAACATGGCCAGGACTACAAACCCTACGAGGACGTAAGCTTTCATTGTTATTGGTGACTGAAAACATTTGCTAGTCGTCTTTCTCATCTTCCTTAGCTGCCAGGTCCTCCATTTTTTGAATCTGGGCATCGAATAGTTTCAACGTTCCTTGTCGCCCATGTTTCTCGAGCACTGCTCTGACTACCTCCAAACTTTTCTCCCTGCTCATAGGCGGTGGTTCCTTCTTCTTGCTCATATGTTCCCTCCCCTGGGTCATTCCCACAGTTGCGACGAGTAGAACTATGACTAGGAAAAGCAGGATGAGGTCTTCCATATCTTTATTCTTAGCCATCAATAAAGATACAATGTCCACATGTTCTATTGCGTATGGTGTTGGCAAGGATACGAGTGCGAACTTTGTGATTCAACTTCGTGATGCCTCGGACGTCACTCGTCTTCTCCGTCAGCAGGGTGCGAAGCGCAATTATCAGGTATTAAGTTCGACGGGAAAGAATCAAAGCCCGGTCGGAGGTATTTCGCACACAGATTTCCTGGATATGGCCTATACTACTCAGTCCTACGGCCCGTCGAATGCTTTAATGACGACTCGTGGATATCAGGTCCCTCAGTGCTCCCCTTGCGGCACGGGATCTCTCACTCCGTTCAGCACCCTGCGAGTGTCAACTAGTCTGATCCGTTACTAGATCTTGATCTTCATTCTGGGTTGCCTTTGACGTTTTCCGAAGAACAGATTTGATCCGGTTCTTCTGCGTTTTGTTCAGTGTCCCTGGTTTATACGCAAAAAAGAGCCTCAAGAACTCATTTGATTTTTTGGGAGTCTTTTCGAAGAGATCGCTCTTGTTCTTCTTGATTTCCGTGAGTGTCTCCTGATGTCCAAGGCAATCTAGAGGGGTCAGGAGCTCAAACCGACGTTTGGTGGAGGCCGCAAGATCCATCAGGCGCTGGCAAATACAGATCACACGGTCCTGGTCGTACCCCCCTTCGATAAAATGGGCGTCGGCATACACGAACGCAAAGAAGAATTGCAGAAGGGTGGGAATGGATGCGACTCGCAGCCCGTTCTGGAGGAGATGGTAACTGTGGCACGCAAATGTCTTGAATACACGCACAATGAGGTCTCCTTTCTTGTTAAGAATATCAACGTGGGCAGGGAGGAGTTCAGCGTAGGCTGGACGTTCCTGGACATCTATATCATCACCCAGAATGTTCATGAACTGGTTGATTGCCTCTGACATATCGTCGGCCAGAACATCGATGGGTGTTTGCCAAGTATTGTTTCGTAATTTTGAGTGAAGATCAAGGGCGTGGATTCCTAGGAGAACGATATTCTTGGTCATGAGGAGCTTTTCAATCCCGTTTCGTTCGGCGTCTCCCAGCGTAATATAGCCCCGTTCTGGATGAGCCTTGCACCCTACAGGGTAATGTTTGTTGAGGAGCATCAGGCGCTTGTACACCTTTTCCCAACGAGACACGTCGCCACGGGGGCGGGACAGTTCGAGATACATTGACATCCGCAGGAAGTTTGGAGACACATAATGAATCCCGCCCTTGATGATTTCCTCATCCCACAGATGCTTGAACACCGGGGTCTCGAGGTATGTGATATCAGCCATACCAGTGTAATCCACAAACACCTTGAAGGTCATCAAGTGTGCACCCGGCTTGACTTCAATATTTCTGAATCCACGGGAATAGAAAATGTCTGCGAGTTCTAGGGCATGAATCTGGGGTCTCTCACTGTAAAAATCGTAGTCTGGAACGTCGTAGTTTGGATCGTAGATCTTGTCTTCTTTCGGGAGGAGGTTGTTGATCGCTGTTCCGCCGTAACATAGGACACGCTTGGCCTGAATAAATTCTTTGACGATCTGAAGGACTTCACGAACCTTTGGATCATGCGCAACTTCGTAATCTACGATGTTTTGTGCCTTCTTTATTAAGACGGCGTCCATTCCTTATACATATCCGACAAAATGGATTGTCCTGCCAAACTTTCTTCTGGCGGACAAGAGTAATATGTCCGAAATTAAGACCGCACGCCGTCGTCGTACAAAGAGCGGGGAGGCTGCTCCTCCTCCCCCGCCGGACCAGAAGTCGCCCAAGAAGAATAAACGATACCCTTTACGCAGCAAGGACAAGCCGATAGAGAGCGTGCGGTGGGTAGATGACGATACGCTCTTCGACGACGAAGAAGATTCGGAGTTTGAAGAGTCGGAGTCAGAAACGAAGACGAAGACGAAACCGACACCGAAGCTTGCCCTGAAGCTGGACGAGTCGGAGGAGGAGGACGAAGAAGGGGAGGACCAGATCATCCATGGAATCAAGGTTCCGTTCAATATGCCCGTATCCGTCAAGATCCATCTCCATGCAAACGTAGACGCCGAAGCCGAGTATGACGATGAAGATGGATACGAAGATGAAGACGAAGACGAAGATGAAGATGGATACGGAGATGAGGATGACGACGAGATCCCCCACGCATTCATCCAAAATTTGTTTGCCAGCAAACTCAAGAATCATCCGATGTTCACCATTGCCGGAGACAATGAAAAGAAGAAGGAGAAGGAGAAGAAGAGCGTTAAAGACGAACCGGCGATCCGTCTTTCCCGCCGTGAAAGCGACTACTTCCAAGGACTCACGAAACAGGCAAAGAAAGGTGCACTCAAGAAGATGAAGACTGTATCTGATCTTCTCGGTGAATCCGAGATCCCTTACAAATTCCGTGTTCTGGACATCGATATGCCTGCGAAAGTCCAGTGCGAAATTATCCGCAAGGTTGATGCCATGAACCGTATGGGCTCCGAGAACGGCGAGTCGCAGAAACTCCGCAACTGGATTGACGGTGTGCTCCGTGTCCCGTTCGGTAAGAATGTGCCCCTGCCTGTAACCATCAAGGATGGACCGGAGAAGTGCTCGTTGTTCCTGAAAGATGCCCGGGCAAAGATGGACAAGGCGACCTACGGAATGCTGTCCGCCAAGACTCAGATTCTACAGATCCTGGCACAGTGGATTTCCAATCCTACCTCCGTCGGCAATGTGATTGCGATGCGTGGCTCAATGGGTGTAGGCAAAACCTCCTTCGCCCGCAACGGAATCGCCGAAGTTCTGGGTCGGCCGTTCATCTTCACATCCCTGGGCGGCGCATCGGATATCGCCCATTACTCTGGTCATTCGTATACCTACGAGGGGTCCATGTGGGGTCGGATTGTTGACTCGATTATCCAGGCAGGGTGCATGAACCCAGTGCTCTACTTTGACGAGCTCGATAAGGTAAGCGGCACTCCTCACGGCGAGGAAATCATCTCCATGCTGATCCATCTTACGGATCGCTCCCAGAACTCCCAGTATCACGACCGTTACTTTGCTGGAATTGACTTTGATCTCTCTCAATGCCTCTTCGTGTTCTCATTCAACGACGAAGAGCGAGTCCATCCTGTTCTCAAGGATCGTATGCGAGTCATCAATATCCCAGGATACAAGGATGCCGAAAAGAAGGTCATTGTCGCCAACTATATCTGGCCCGATATCCTTCGTCACGCTGGAATTTCCCGTGAAGATCTGTCGGCAGACGAAGAGGCCGCAGAATACATCATCAAGGAATACTCCAACAACGAGGCGGGAATGCGCAACCTCATCCGTGTCGTGGAAGCTGTTGTTGCTCGTGTCAACCTTATCCGGATCTCGGACGAGGAGAGTGCCAAGGCATACAAGTTCTGGATCCCTGTGAAATTCCCCATGAAACTCACCCGCAGCATGGTGGAGACGATCTTGACCGATTTCAATACGACTCTGCCCGAACACTGGCGTTCATTATACACGTAAAGTTCTGAACCAACAATACAAATGTCACTCAAGGAAGAGGCACAATTCGCCAAGCGCCATATCCGCAATCGTTTTTCGCTTATGGTTCTTCCCCATGTCGCCGAGGGAATCTGGTCGGTCTACGAGAACGCCAAGACCATCTGCGAGAAGAACAACCAGACAGATCAGATTCTGAAGACGTTCCAGAATCTTCTGACACGTATTCCCGTATGGACCGACGATGTTCTCCAGACGGAAGTTAAGCGTATTATTACCGCCTCCAAGTGCTCTTACCTAGAGGAGCTTCTTACCGGAGTTCTCCTAACCTACCTCCGTGCTTTTGCTGCCATCCAGTATCGTTCGACCCAGGACAGCATTGATGTAGAGTTTGAACGCCCGCCCCTACCCAAGTTCGTGCACGAATACTACAAGGAAGTCGCTCGCCGTGCATGGGAACACGCCTACCTGTTCCGCACGGTCGGTGTATCCACTGAGCAGCAGGCACGTAATCGCAAGGAGATTGATGTGATTCTCGATACGGCGTTCGATACAGTTCTGGACTCCTTCCTCCCTTGGCAGTCCATTGTGAATACGTATTTCTCCGTGGAGGATGCGCCTCAGAAGGCCGAGGACGTGATTCAACCTACCGAGATTGCGTCCGCTCCCGTCCCGCCTCCTACCCCTGTCCCTGTTCCTGCCCCTGCTGCCGACGAGAAGAAGGTGGCTTTTGAAGTAGAGGAATCCGAGGACGAGGACGAGGACGACGATGTTGGAACCGACGACGAGGATCATCCTAAGCTCCAGCTGTCCGATGAGACTACCGAGATCGATCTGGGAATCGAAGAAGAAGCCGAGAAGAAGAAGAATGAGGAGGAGAACGACGATAAGGACGTGAAGCTAGAAGCCAAGGATGGGGAGCTCGTTCTAAAGCTGTAAACAAATCCACCTGAACCTATCAAATAGAACAATGCTGGACACGAATCTTCTGATTGTCATTGTTCTCGTAGCCCTCGCAGGAATCGCAGTCTATGCTGCTGAACGGTATACTAAGAAGCAGCCGGTCGATTGGACGGATGCGTCTAAGATTGGTCTGCTCTCGGGAGCCGGCGCAGGTGGACTTCTGTTTGCCATGAGCGGAGATACCGAGGCTGTTGTGGCCACCGCATCCGTTGCGTCCACGGCCGTCCAGGATATGTTTGTCGGGAAGCCTTCGTTCTAAATGAAATATACGGTATATACAAACAAAATGCAGTGGCTCATGCTCGCCTTTATCGCTCTCCTGTTCGCTGCCCTGACCCCCGGTGTCCTGGTCACCCTGCCCCCTCGTTCGTCGAAGCTGGTGGTTGCCCTCACCCACGGTGTAGTATTTGCCCTAGTCTACCACCTCACCCGCAATACGGCCCGTGCGATCCTCGGTGGACGTGAGGGCGTGGATAAGACGCTCAAGAAGGAGAAGGACGACGAGGACAAGAAGGACGAGAAGCCTTAAACGAATTCACTCGATCACCAAGCACGTCTCACCTCGAGGCACTTTATCCGTAATGTACACTGATCCAAATTTCTCAATCTGCTTGCGAGGCACCGCCGTATCACGGCAGTACCTGGCAATCGCCTTATACAGGTGGAATCCCCGGTATCGTTCACTGAAATCTCCATTCTCGGGATCACGGAACAGAATAGACTTGCCATCTGGAAGTGTGAGCCATGTCATGAACATCTTGAACAACGGGTTCGACACATACTTGTCGTCGGCTCCATCTGGGAAACAGTCCCAGAACAGGGACGTAGCAAGACGGACTAGATCAAACGACGGATTCGGCTTGATTTCGGGATACTTGGGATTGTAGAACGGAGCGACGTTGTATTGTCCCCCCGCCTCTTCGTCTTGGTGAAACTGGTCAGACATGAAGAACTTCGACTCTTTCATCTTTGGGACTTTCACGGAAAACGAAGCCCGATCGAAATCAATGATCTTAATCAGTTTGCCATACGTGGGAACACGATAACTCTTGCCACCAACGTTGTAGTAGAAAAACTCAGCGGTCGTGGGGACATGCATCACGTTCATGACATGGAGATCGTTGTGGACAAACGCAAACGTCCGCTGAGCATACGCCAGCGCAAAGATCACTTGGGCGATCCACGCACACCTCTTCGAAACATCATGGTTCTCTTTGAACAGGGTATACAGTGTCCCCTCGCACTTCTCCATCACCGTGATCTGAATAGGAGCATCTTTGAATACGGCATGGGCAAACGCTTCGTCGTGCTCCTCCTGCGAGAACCCAGATCCAGTTTCTTCGCTCCCGCTGTCGTCGTCATCCTCCTCCCCCTCACTATCACTCCCACATGACCGGACGCCGAAAATGTAGTCCGTAGAACAGCTATCTGACTCTCCCATTTCTTCCGGTGTCTCTTCGGCATCCCCATCGAACGCAGAGGGAAGAACTGGAGGGGTAGGGATATTCATGGGCTCCAGATCTACAGCTCCCAAATCAATATCCTCAGAAGACTCGGCAAGTTCAAGAACAGGGACCTCGGGTTTGCGTAGACGCAGGTCAAAGAAGTGCCCAATATTTTGGGAGAACCACGGGCGATCACACAGATCCTCGTAATCGTCCGAGATGTCTAGGACATGTCGCTCAGAGATTCCAGAGAAGACGCCGTAGACACGTGGAAAATGCTGGCATTCCGATTCCGACAGAACAAGGGATGCGAGAGATCCTACATACGCTGCGTTGTAAGGGTTCTGGATACGCAGGGGTTCGGCAGAGACATCGTCCGTATTGGGAAGACCGGTCCCCGCATACTCTCCGTGCATGACATGGTAGGGAGAATACAACATCGTCTTCTTCAGATGAATCGGGACTTCACGACCAGAGACGTAGACTGCAGCGTCACTACTGATTGTCTGGATCGGCAAACGGAGTTTCAGGCCGTAATGGTAGGGCATCCTGACGTTCTCCAGCTTGAACAGTTTCTGGATGGAAGGGAAGTAAGGCTGGATGCGGCGAAGACCCCAGAATTTCTGAGCCTGTTCCTGAAGTCCCTGGAGATTCGAACACTTCTGAACATCCAAATGGATATTGGATGTTCGTAAGTCGGGCGTTGGCTTTGGCATTCGGTTTCCCGTTATGTATACTTCCCTGCTTTTTGCTTCTCGCTATACCGCAGGGATCCGTCGATGATCGACCCTTCAGCCGGGAATACTCTGTCAAAGACGTTCCCAAGAAACTGCTTGAAGACATACCTCATCTTATCTGAAAAGTCCTGGAGGAATATGAAGAGGGAAAACATGAAGAACAGACCGCTCGTATACGAGTCGACAAAATCTTCCAGTCCTTTCCTGACTGGGATAATGGGTGTTGACGTATTGATGAAGTAGACTAGCCAGAATGCTACCAGACCAATGATCGCAATTTCAAGGGCAATATCGGTAAGTTGGAACGCAAGTCCCTTGGTCTCCCACTCAGCGGATTCTGGGGGATCGTAGGTGTCGAACAGATAGTAGAGAACAAACGAGAGGAATCCCCCTGCCAACGCATACATAATTGAAAAAACTATAATGTTAGCCGTCACACGCAGGGAATCGCCCGACGATAAATGGACGTTGTGGATATTGTAGGCGTATGCGTGTTTCGCCATCTTATTATCTTCTGAGAAATGAGTATAGGGTAGAATGAACTTCAACATTCGTCAATTCAATATGGAAACGATCAAGCAGAGATGTTCTATGGACTCCCATAAATCTCCTATGATCGTGATTATCGGCAAGAAAGATACCGGCAAATCCTTCTTGGTTCGTGATATTCTATTTCACAACCAGGATGCGTTCCCGATTGGAACTGTGATTTCCGGAACGGAGGTGGCCAACCGCTTTTTCCAGGATATGGTTCCCTCCAAACTCATTCATGACAAGTACAAACCTGAAATTATCATGAACGTCATTCGCCGTCAGTTGGCGCTCAAACAGCAGCGTGGGAATGGAACAGGGTCCAACGTAGATCCTCGTGCGTTTCTCATTCTTGACGATTGTTTGTTCGATAACACATGGATTCAGCAGGAGTCTACACGCTACGTATTCATGAACGGTCGCCACGTCGATTTATCCACCATGATTACTATGCAGTATCCCCTCGGTATTCCTCCCTCTCTCCGCACGAACGTAGACTTTGTCTTCATTCTGCGTGAGAACATCATTGGAAATCGCAAACGTATCTACGAAAATTACGCAGGTATGTTTCCCTCCTTTGAGATGTTCTGTCAATTCATGGACCAGTGCACGGAGAATTATGAATGTATTGTCATCTGTAACTCATCTGTTTCGAACAAGTTGGAAGATCAGGTGTTCTGGTACAAGGCCAGCGATCACCCGCAGTTTCATATGTGTGCCGATTCCCTGTGGGCCGACAACAAACCGTTCATGTCGACTATGTTGGCCGCCAACGATTACAACGCTGAACTTGCGTCCAGTCGTCGGGGTCCTTCAGTATGGGTAAAAAAA